CTTTTCCTGTCTCATGCTCCATGGTGTTGACGATACCCATCGCGCTGAAAGACCCGCCCAGACCCCGTACGTCCCGACGCGACGGACGACCGAGCCCATCCAGCTGCGCCGTGACGAATTTCGTCTCGACGGAGCAAATGGCTTTGGTTTCGAGTTCTGCGCGACGCCGCTTTCGCCTGAGGTTTCCGTCACTCGTCGAAGTGGCCGTCCCGGTCGCTTTGTTCTGTGGTGCGAAGATTGCGGTTGCAGTCTCTACTCCTGTCTTATCGAGGGTCTCCCGATTCCTCCTGAGCTCGAAGAAGAAAGTGCTGCCCTCATCCTGTCGCGCCACTACCATGAGCACGCCCTTCGAAAACGTGACGCCCGGGAGCTCAGCAAACCAGCATAAAGCTGGTGCCGACCTCCGCGCTTCCATTACGAAGCACGTCGCCGTCGTTGCCGTCGAGTTGTTGAACAAAGGGATGATCGGGGGGGTGGAGGGGTCGCACGCCGTGGTCTACGACCACGCCTACTCCCCCAGGAACGAGGCCATCGCGCCCGGTCGCTTCATTGGCCGTCGCAAGCTCCGATCCAACAGGGATTTCACCGTGGCGGAACGCAACGATCCGTTGCCCCCGCCCGGCGCGGTTGTTCACTTTTTCTGTGACCAGCTGCATCACATGGCCCCGTCTGACCTTGACGTGGTGGCCGGGTCTATCGCCGTCGCCAACACCATTCTGGTGAACGCCGCGGCTATGAAGACCGGCTACTCCACTATCATCGTCAACGCGGACTCCACGGTGTCTGAGACCATCGTGGGCCAGGCCCCGGAGACCTACAAGCATCGCCTATTCGACCCCAAGAACGACACCTTCTGGCTGTTCGGGAACGGGGCCTGCTGGCTTTATGAGCAGGTCGTGAGGGAGATCGCCCCACACATGGGTCTCATCTGGTTCTTCCCCCGCGTCAGGGTCGGCATCCCAAGCCTCCTCTTTCGCCCGATGTGGCGCCTGATATCCGTGGACTCAGTGCCGATCCCACGCCCGAAATATTGGGCCGGTGCGCGCAAGCACACCCGCGCCGGCAAGACCGACGCCGTTGACGATGTGGAGCTCATAATCGTCGACGTAGCCGGGCGCCTCAGCGCCCGCATGGCCGGAGACAACTCGGGCAACACGTGCGAGCTCGACGCCCGCACGTACGGCGCACTCAAGGTGCGTGCTTCCCTCGCAGGCGGCGCCTATGGCGCCGACACCGTTGACACGTTCAAACGGAGTGGCCTGGAGACCGACCCCATGACCGTGGCCATTGCCACGGCCATTGCCGGGCCGGGCGGGGGCAGCATCTGCAGCTTCACCGCCCCAGGCGGAGAAGGGCTGCACGCACCCGGCGCCGTTCGGGAAACCCTGCCGGTATCACCCGCAGAGCCCCCGGGTTATTCTCAGGGCCGAACTCCAGAGCTGAGGGAGTACATGGCGCAAGCCGCCACTGCGGCCCAACGCCGCCACGGCAAGACCGACGACGAGATGCAACAGAAGCTCGTCGACGTCACCCGTGCCGTCTCCCTCGTGATCGGAACGCTTCAGCCTCTCACCCTCCAAGAGGTGATTGAGGCACAGACGCGACCCGCCCAGGTGGCCCGCAACAAGCAGGCCAGGGAGTCGTTCGCTGACCCTCAGGGTTCGAGCGCCACGGCAACGTTCAAGTCAGAGTCCACCAACAAGCCCAAGCCGCGGTTGGTGCAGACCGTGGAGACGCAGCCAGCGTTGGAGTACGGGCGGTTCAACCGCCCGCTGTACGACGCGATGAAGAGCTGCTTCCCCGGTTTCGCATCCGGCCGCACCGCCGCCACCATCCGCGAGTCCATTCGGGCCCTCGGCAGCGTGGTTGGCGAGGCGGGCTTGGACTCAGGCGACGTGTCAAAGTGCGACCAGTCCCAGCGTGAGACCGAGACCAACCTCTGGAAGTTTCTCAACATCCAGGTGTATCCCGGCGCCGCCAAGGAAGTCGCCGCGCACATCACCCGGTCAGCCACCATGAAGATCAACAACGGATCTTCCTCCTACTTCACCAACGGCGCCGTTATCACCGGCAACTCGGACACCACCGTGAAGACCACGAGCACCACGTTCATCAAGATCCTGACCGCCAGGTCCATGGACTTCGAGAGGCGTGGGATGACGTGGGAGGCCGCCGTCGAGGCGGCCGTCGCGGAGGCCCAGCTCGATTACGTCTTCCTCGCCGCCGGCGACGATTTCGTGTCCCCATCGGTACTGCGCGACACCATCCTCGAGGTGTTCAAGCGGACCGGCGGTGAGCTGACGTTCGACGAGCTGCCCTACGGCGCCGTGAAGTTCCTGAACCAAGTGTGGCCTTCCGCCCGCGACTCCACCGCCAACCACCCCAGCGTTCAACGGTTCCTGAAGAAGTTCGGGCTGTTCACCAACGCGGACGGTTCGCTGGCGGATCGCATCGCAGGCAACATGGTCGCCATGGAAGGGCTGCCGCTGTTCGACCCGCTGTTGCGCGCCATCGCGCGTGCATACGGCGTGACCGGCGGCACAGCCAGCGTCCACCAGCAGCAGTACGGGCTGTGGAACAAGCAACTCGATGCCTGGGAAATCAACCTCCTGCGGTCGTCTATCGCGACCGAGCTCGAGTACTCGTACGACGCTCTTGAGGAGCTGGAGGCCCGGTTGGCCAGCGTGGAGACCCTGAAGGACTTGGCGGCGATTCTGCCACTCGTCCGGTCTGAGTTCCCGGAAGGGTTCTCACCCGTTATCGCACCGACACCGAAGCGGCCGCGTACCGCTGTGCCGTGCGAACCAACCAACAAGCCCCCGCCCTCCGAGCCCGTCCCGCGCCCAGACGCCGATGCCGGCCCCGCGGCCAACGCAGCGAAAGCCGCCGAAGCCGCCGCCCCCGCCCCGGACGTCGCCACACCGATCGCCCCGAGCCGCAAGGCTCGCAAAACCGCCAAGAAGAAGACGACGCAACCGGGGACGCGCAACGCAGCGCGCGACCCCGGCCCCGCACAGGTCCCTGCCAAAGCCGCCCCGGTGGATGGAGGTGGCACCTCGCTCCTGTCGGATCTAGACTGAGTCACTTCTCGGCGTCGCACATGGCAGTAGCCGCTGCCAGAGTGGCATACATATTCGTTATCTAAGTTCATGGTTTCTAAACGTCGCACTAAGTCCAAGCGCTCCGCCCCGCGCGCAACCGCTTCCCGCCGTCGCGCCCCCCAACGTAGGCGCCCGTCCGGACGTTCTAATGCCATGTCACCGTATCTTCGCCTCCTTGCTGATCCTTGCCGTGGTGACATCACCGTACCTGCGCCGTATGTCGGCACAGGCTCGGGCTTTGTCCTGCGCTGTACGGACCACCTTCAGGCGGGCACGGCGACGGGCACGTCTGTCGACGGCGCTTTCTTTCTGGCGCCGGGCAACACGAACTTGATGTATTCTGCGTACCTCGCCACCGCGTCGAGCTCCCAGCTGACCCTGGGGGCCCAGGCGTTCGCGTCACTCGCCGGCTCGATTGCGTTCCGCATGCGCTGCAAAGCACTGTGCGCCGAGTGGATCCCAACGGGTCCCATCAACGGCCGGTCCGGCATGGTCGGGCTCTTCTACGAGCCGAACTCCATGCTGAACCCCGCCGGTTCCGCGCCTTACACGCAGCAACTGCTCAACCAATCTCAGATCACCGCACCTAACGGCTCCATGAGGCACGAAGTTAAGTGGGTCCCTACAGATTCAGATCAAATCTGGTATCAGCCGGGAACCACCTTCAACACCGCCCAAGGCGGTGCTGCCGTCGGAATCGTTCTGAAGGGCGTTGACGCCACTGCAGGCCTTGCCAATGGTTACCTCAAGGTGACCTCCGTCTGGGAGTACGTACTCAATCTCTCAGGCAACGGCGCAGCGTCTGTGGTTCGTCCGCCCGCGTTCTCTCTGAACCAAGCCTTAGCGTCCGTGCCTTCCGTCCTCGACATCGTCTTCAACGGTGTGATGGGAGGTCCTGCCGCCGGCCTCATCGCGGCCGGCGCAGCGTACGCTTCCACCCAAGTTCCCCGCCTCCGTTCAGGCGCAGTCGCCATGAATGGGCAGCGGCGCCTTAGGCTTAACGACCTTGACTGAAACCTGTAATCTTAGTGTTCGAGTGTATGTATCACTAGTTGCGTAGGTTAGTCGCGTACTCACATCCCAAGGGCCAAATAGGGCCAGCGGGTTATGAGAACCATCTTTGGCAAGATGGTACGCCCGGGTTCCCCC